TATAGCGGAGTGTAGAACGTACCTAAACAAGCTATCAGATAGTATGGCTGATAAATTAGAAATCCAATTAACAGAAAAATGAGTTACGAAGCAAAAGGAACAATCAAAACAATTTCAGAGGTTCAAAAAAGAACTTCTAAAGCGGGTAAAGACTGGCAGAAACTGACCTTTACCATCATAAATAACGATGGATACGAAGGCCGTGAGCAACTATACGCCTTTGAGATTTTCGGAGATGAGAAAGTCGAGAACTTTTTGAAGTACAACAAGGTAGGGCAGAAGGTAGACGTGTCCTTTAATGTTCAAACGAATGAATGGCAAGGTAAGTACTTCACAAGTTTACAGGCTTGGAAGGTGTTTGGAGCGAAGGTTGAACCAACAAATGAGGGTAATAAGGTGGACACGGAAGAGCCTGCAAAAAATCCTTTACCCTTTTAAACAACGACCATGTACTTTAACACAACAGGACAATCAGGCCAAAGCCTACGGGATTACCGCACGAAAGCCAATTCACAGGATCAAGACGTTCTAAACGTGTTTAAAGAGGTGGGTGGTGAGTTGAACCCTGAAAGCGTGCACGCACGTTTGAAACTAACCAACACTAAGTATTTAAAAACCCCACTTTCTTCAATTCGCAGGTCGATCACGGCACTCCACCAAGGGGTAAATGGTAGGCCACCTGTGATCACGTACGTGAAAAAAACAATGGGGTCGATGGGTAGGGAGATTAAGGTTTACAAATTAGGATGAAAATAAACATCAAACCCCTTTCAGTTAACAAGGCGTGGCAAGGGCGGAGATTCAAGACGGATGAATATAAAGCGTTCAATAAAGAAATGATGCTGAAATTAAAGCCGATTACAATACCTGACGGGCCTCTGTGCGTGTCGTTTACCTTTGGGTTTAGTAATCGGGCTTCTGACATTGATAATCCTTTGAAGCCAGTCATTGACATACTGCAAAAAAAGTACGGGTTCAATGATAATCGAATCTATGAGTTAAATGTTGTGAAGGAAGTGGTGAAGAAAGGAAAAGAGTTTATACATTTCAACATTGAAAAAGCACGTTAAAATATATTTGGGAGCGTTCGGTTTTGAAGATACCGACTTTATCCCGTGCGAAGTGTGTGGCAACAAAGCGAATGATATACACCATATAGAATGCAGAGGTATGGGTGGTAATCCGAACGGTGACAAAGATGTACCTGAGAACTTACAGGCGGTGTGTAGAGAATGCCATGTAAAATTCGGTGATCAAAAGCAATACATGGAGTTTTTAAAGGATATTCACTCTAAGTTATTTAACCACCGACAATCTGAATAGTACCATCAAAGGCCGAAGGTGTCCACATGGTGTCCCAATGCACCCACGTACGAGCATCTTTAATATCTTCCATCCTACGAATACCCATAGCGTAATACTTCGCCTCATTCTGTCGGATGAAAGCGTAAACCTCCCTTGTTGCTAACACCTCATCATTATCTTTGAATTTAAAGATCTTATCTGAGGCCGACCCCATCGAATGAAGGGAGTGCTTTTTGTAGTATGGCTCACCCTCAACCCTCAACCCTGAGTAGTTCCGATTACCCCCGAATGCCCATGTATTTATTGAGCAAGAAATTGGTCTGTTGAAATGCTTTTCGAGGTCAACCAATAGCGCGTGGTCGGCTTCTATCAATGCGGTTGAAATGAACCTGACGGCCCCTTCTCCGTGCTTATCGTAAACGGACTTCGGTACGTACTCTTGAAGTTTAAAGCGGTCGTTTAGTTTCATGTTGCTTTATATTTTTGATTGTCAACTTTTTCAGATAGCCTGACCATGTTATGTTGGCACTCCGTAAAGGCTGCGGTGTTCTTTTCCACCACCTTAACAATTACATCATTGCGCTCTTTACTCGCATCATGCCATTCCTTACGCTCTTCTTTGTGAACGGTGCTAACCATCTTTTCCTTGTACATCATGTACGCTAACATGATGCCTAACACGCCCGACTGAACTAATGCTCCTATAATACTTTCCATATCTGTAACTATTTCATTTGCTTCCATTTCATCCAGTTCCAATTGGTAGGTTAATAAACAATTTTCAATTCATAAATAACCACCACTTCAATGCCGTTTAATCTCATCTCATCTGCTAATTCCTTGGCGGTGCTTAACGTGCTTTTCGGGATAGATTCTTTCAGCTTAGGTACTTGCGCCCCGAACTCATCCTCTATCCATTCCATTACCTGAGCATCATACATAGCTGCCATACTTTAGAAGTTGTGAATAGCTCATCTTTGTTCCACCATGGAGGTAGGCAATGATGTATAATAGATCCGTTGAATTAGTACCGTAAGTATGTATAAGCGTCCAACTTGAATCATCTCTATTGTCTGATGTGTATAGCTTAAAGTCGCCGCTTACTCTGTCTATCCTGAACCATTTCATATCCGAAAGATCCACCGTTCCGATTACAGGAAAAGAACCTCCGTCCTTAACTGAAATACTCACATCGCCCCAATCGTGAACCGCCCACTTCATTGTACTGGATATATACTCATTCTTTGTTGCAGGATCATCTTGGATGGTGTTAAAACCCATCGTTCGGATGGTATCAACGCCTGCACGGAAAATCATTCCACCGTCACCCGAAAGCCTATCAGGTGTTGCCGTAATCACAAAGTTATTATTGCCGTTCCAGAAAAATGTATCATCATTTGTGAATAGCTTGTCAGTGCCAACGTAACCACCTGACCCCGTATTTGGAACATATTCAAGTCCCGCATAGCGAAGTCCATTAACCACCGTTACCGTGGTGGTGGCGTAGCCTATACCTCCACTGCCATCCTCAACTATTACCTTAACATCCCATGTTCCGTCCCATTGAAGGGTCGGGTTAGGGTTTTGTCCCGTGGCCTCTACGTGTTGATCCGTGAATGTTTGGCTACTAAAGACCCATGTGTATGTCGTGTAGCTTTCGCTAACTCCGATGGTCATAGCTTCACCATATCCGACCGTTGAACCGCCTGTTATTGTCGCGGGTAACGCTCCTATGCATGGTGTAGCCGTGAACATAAAACCATTAGCAGCGGGTTGATAATAACCTAATACGGTTGTTGAACCGTCGCTATCCAACATCTTACCCTGTGGTAAAGAATATGTGTCCCCCGAATCTATTTCTTGTGACCAAGAGGAAGGCGAAGGCGAATTGTTTACCGTTGCGGGGTCAGGTGTTCCACATAGTGCAGTTGATAGACACGCCTCCTGTGCGCTTGTCAATCTATCTAAAACGCTTTGGTCGCAAAAGTCGTAAAGAATTAAGCCATCTACACTACTTGCGGGCGTTCCAAATGTCGCGGGTACTTGGCATTTATTAAAGTCCCAGTCTTGGCTGATTGTAAGATCTACAAAATGACCCGATACCCTGTCATCCGTGCGCTCGGTCGCGGGTGTTAGGTTTGTGATTCGAGTAGAAAAGTATTCGTTATTGCCTTGGACAAAAAAGGCCACTATATCCAGTAGGATTAATTGCGTGTCACTTAAAACCTCCTGTTCGTGGCCCTCAGTATCTTCACCCTCTTCGCCCATTATCACGCGGTCAAAGCAACCAACGCGAAATGTCATGTCTAACTTCGCATCCTCCGTATTTGAATCCACATAATGAACCCACAACAAAGGATAATCACGACCCTTCGGATTCCACTCTGCCAAGCCTCCGACCCCTGTCGCTGCGATTTGGTCGTGGTCTGCTCCCACGTCCGTTATCAGTTTGACTATTTCGTTTAGCGTTAACATAGAGCCTTAGCTTTTCTAAATTCTTTTTATTGTGTCCCATTTCTACCTCCTAAATAAAGTGAAGTTGTGAAACTATTCGTATCAGGTTGGATAACATCTACCCCGCTGTCGGGGTTTTCATAGCTTGGATATGATGAACTGTTCTCACACAAGTAATTTATCATTTGATTGATGTACCACTCTGCCTTGTTGATGTCCCTTTCTGCCAAAATATCAATATCCCTGCGGCTTACGGGGTTGCTGTTCTCGCCGTCTTGTGATACTACGCCTTTGTTCATTACCTTGTAAGCTACTTCATATTGAACCTCCGCCCTTACGTACCATTTCAAAGCGGGCCTGATGTAGCTATCCATTAAAGTCTTATTTACACCCGCTAAAGTGTTAGCTGTTACTGATGCCTTTATTTCATCATACAACGTTGTGCCTAACTTGGGGTGTATCTTAATATCCTGCATGGCCAAAATAGCCTCATTCAGATACTGGTCGTCAACGTTCTTTGATACGGTTGTATCTTCTTTGATTTGGGTCGGTGTATAGAATAGAGCATCTGCCATCTTACTTAACTTTTACTGTGATTTGTTCCCATTGATGGCGGCAGTATGGCGTTGTAATGCTTGTCCCTTTGCGTGTCCAAAAACCCCCTTTCCTTAACCACACATTTCTATTTTCTCGTATGCCGATTTGTTGAATCTCAGCCAAGCTCCACGCCTTTGATAATGCTATCAGATCCCTACAAAAATCGCGCGTTGTTGGTTCAACCTCTGCACCGCTAACTCCATTACCTAATACATAACGGTACATGATCTTAAATTCGGCCTCCATTGGTGTAGAGTTTTCGAGGGCCGTAGTTCCTTCGGGTGTAATGTTAATCGCCCTCTGTGCTACATCTTCAATCAGCTCTTCACCCAAGGTTATAAACCCGCTTTCGCTTAGTGAGGTTAAAGCCTCTATTACTCTGTCAATGCTGACCGCTAATTGTTCCGCGATTGCAAGATAAGGTGTTGTTGGTGTTTCTTTTAGAATCTCTAACACCCCCATCTCAAAGGCGGTATCAATGAACCCCCACTTTCTCAACTCATTCTCTCTGTTTTCCGCGTCTTTGTCATTCTCAAAGTGGAAACCTCGGCTACTTACCACCTCCAGTTGGTCTAATTTAGTACCGCAATCAGCAAAAGCCGCCACTAGTTTCGCCTCTTCGGGCTTGTCTTTTTTGGATAGGGTTTCTTCCTTAACTACTTGCTCCTCTTCAAGCGGTGGTAAGCCCGCTTTCTCCCTTATTTCATCCGTGGTCATAACACTTACCACCGTGGCCTCTGTCAATTGTGCTGATATTGGGACGATCTCTTGAATGAATAGACGTGGTGGTAATTCCATCACCTCTAAAAGGCTATTGAAAACACCCTCAACAAATATCTGTTTGCTATTAATGTAGGTGTTGTTGAACAACTCGAAAGAATCTACTAATTGATTTCTACTGGCAAAGATTCCGTCTTGTTTTATTCCGAACAAAGAAGGGTCTGTAACTCCGTGGCCTGTGAAAATCTCTTGTTGTGTTTGCTTGTTCAGCAACTCAAAACGTTTATCTAAATCGTTGCCGTTTATTTGTTCAATTTCTACCCCTCCGCTATCTTTTGAATGTGCGAAGTTTAATAGTATTCTGTTGGCGTTGTTAGTGCCTGTGAATTTATCTGTTACCTTATCCTCTATATCGTCCTGTTCTTTATCGGAAGGAATGCCCCCGTAAAAGTTTAAGATAGTACCGCCAACAAATCCATTCTTAATACTGTTAAGATGGAAATTAGCTATCTCAACATCAATATCCACGTATGGAATAGCCGCCAAATAATTAGGTAAAGGATATACGTCTGTGCTTGGCGAATATTCGCTAATGAAAAGTATCTGCTTACCGCTTATTTTGTCAGGGTTAAAGTCTGGTATGAAATCGGGTTCTTTTGGGGCTTTCTTCCAACCCTCCTCTGAGTACCACCAACCCCCATTCTTACCACGTCTATACTTTCTAAAGTCTGCGTGTGATACTGAGGCGATTTGTTTCTTTGTTTTGTTGCTTATGACCTCTAACAGAAAGCCACCGTATATTTCCAAGTCCAAAACACATTGGCAAAGAACATCATTGAGGCTCTCCGATTGGTTGGGGTGCTTTAAGAATTTATTAATATTCGCGCCTTGCTCAACACTTAGTCCCTCGGTATCAATTCCGAATCCTGAGCCTGTTATGTAATCGGTCTTGCCGTTAATTATAGCCGCGTGCTTTCCGCTATTGTTAAACAAGCTTAGGAGGTAGTCAGGGTACTGATTCTTCCAACCCTTTGTGTCTCCGAACTCATACCAATCTTTACCCCTTACTTCTTTGAAGTTGGGTACTTCGTGAGCGTCCATTTTTACAACGTGTAAGTTATTAGGCTTCATATGCTGCTATTGTTGGCTGTGTTGGCTCGTAAGTATCGGTAGTTGTCACCGTACCTGTTAATATCATCATCCCCGTTTCCAACTCCGTCAGGCCCGATGGGTTAACATTACTGGAACTTGAATTAGCATAGATGGTGTACTTGTATTCACCGTTAATAGGTAGATCAACTTCACCATCTGCCGCGACCGCCCCCGTTGTGTCTGTTATCACAAACTTATTATATCGCTCAGGGTGTGCGCTTGTGTCTTGTTGCACACAATAAACACCCCTGTTTGATGTCTCGCTGTAAAACTCAAATAGGTAATGTGCTGCCGTCCCTTTTTCTGTCAAGGTTACGACAACATCATTCGCGCTATCTCTCGTTAATCGTATCAAGTTGAGGCTGCGAAAATTTCAATGTCTACGGCTGCGGTGTCTGCCATTGCGCTCACTTGGTCTATGTCCACGAATGCGGAAAAGGCCGCACCTGTTGTGTTAACCTCTGCCTTATCGGCTGTCAACATAAAAGATTTACCCGCCTCTACCTTAACGTCAAAGGTATCGCCAGTATCTTCGTTTACTCTTATCCGAACAAAATTCGTGTCATCCAAATTAGTTATCCGTAGGTAAACGAATCCCGCCCTATCCATGTCTCCTTGTCCGTTAGCCGATCCTAAGCCGAACACGTCAACCTCTGACGTTGGGACGGTCATTATTCGCCTAACCACCTCGTTTACGTTTGAGACGGTCAACGTATGGCTGCCGCCTTGGTCTACGTTATTGAGTGTTATCGCTTCCGTGATTGTTACGGTCAAATCTGCCGCTGTGATTGTACTTGCCATTACCCTTTTCTTTTAAATATCAAAATTTCGTTTTTGTTCAAAAAGAAAGGGGCAACTACGCCCCCATCTAAAAACAACAATATATTACCCTTATACAGTTATTGTACCCAACAGGGTTTCAATCGTTCCCGTGGTTGGGTTTATCTTCATTGCAGGTTCGGCCTCCATACCTTCAAAAGCTAATTCATAGCCGTTGCGGTCGCTTGGTGCAACACCTGACCCTGCGGTACTTGGTGTCATGTCTAAACCGTTCTGATCTCCTAATACCCAAAAGTCTCCATCACCGCTTACCTCTGCTTGCATTGTTTCAACAATCACAACAAGTCGATTTTTAGCCAGTAACAGAATCTCATTCCGCTTAGCCGTGTCGAGTTTGTTCATTATCATGTTAAGCGTTGGTTTGTAGTAGGTAGACCCTACTGATTGGTTCGCTTGTGGGTCATCGTTAAAGGATGAAGTTTCGCGCCTCAACTCGTATTTATAAAACACTGTCGATGCCGAACCGATGGCCGTAACTTCTCCACTTGCAGTCGTAGCGGCAAGGGCCGTCCAGTCTGCTAAAGTTGCAAACCGAACGCTCTTAATACCTCCTATACTGTCTTTACAATCGAGCGTAAAGCCCGTAGTTAATACACATGGCATATCTTTTCCTTTTTATAGTGCGATGTAAGCAACCTCGTCAGGGAAAGCGATTTGTGTACCGATCTTAAACTCGGTGGTAAACTTCACTTTCTTGTCATCCTTGGAATACCATACATCATAGTTGGTCATGTCATTAGCCCCATCTACTCCGATAAAGAAGTTTGAGGTACGGCCTGCATAAACTTTATTTTGTCCATTCAATCCTACAACTGGTATTACTCTAAGCGTAGTGCCAGGAAAGACAATACCTTCCATAGTTGCCGTGTTAGGGTCTCCGCCTCCGCTGTTGATTTGTACACCGTTTGTTGAGCCGCCCAAAATCAAAGAAGATTGAAGGGCTGCGTAGGTGTCGTAACCTACAAAACAAAGATTGTCTGCTTGGTCTGTCAAACCGTTCTCAGCTAATGCCGTGTAAAGTCTAAACATCATCTCTTGCGCATTGGCTGCGGTAAAGGCGGTAGTCAAAACAGACCCATCATAAATGGCGGTTGTGTTTGCGTTTATCCCGTTACCTGACATTGCGTCAATGAACCCATCAAAAAACTGGTTGTTGCCCGTTCCTGACGTTGCGTCACCTTGCCAAATTGCTATATCTGCCTCTCTGTTGATCTTGTCAATAACGTCATCCAAGATAACCTGGAAAACCGCGCTTGGCTCCACACTTTCGTAACGTGCGCCTGCTCTAATCTGTGCGCCTAAATACTTCTTTTCGAGGTCTTTTGGACACCACTCCATGTCAACCTTCATGTCTCCAACGGTCAAAGCCCGTTGCGTGAATGTTGAGTCTCCTGATGCGTTAAAGCCGCAAGCGTCCGATTGGAAGAATACGGTGTTTGCAACCTGTGGGAGTTTCTCTGTGCCTTTCACCCCATCGATTACCTCGACAAGGTTAAACATCTTTGCCCCCAGTACGGTGGCTGTTTGTAGGTTCGCTCTTTGCTCCTCTACGTAGTCTACTAAACCTGATACATTAAATGCCATCTTATTTGTTCTTTAATTCGTTTAATTCTTGGAATGATATTCTACCGTTTTTCTTTCGTTTGAACGGTTGGTGAGTTTTCTTTGTTGGTTCTTCTACTGGTTCGGCTGCAATAGTCTCTACCAGTTCAATTGTTTTCTTTGTGGTGTTGGTAAACTTTTCGTCAAGCTCTGTAACCACCTCGGCCTTTACAAATTCCTTTAGCTTTTCATCCATTGTGGAAAGTATGCTATCGGTTATTGATTTGGTCAGATCCTCCGCGAATTTCTCCGCGTTGAACTCGGCAGGCTTATCTTCTTTGCTTGCTTCAATCTCAGGGCTTACCATATTGGCTACAATTCCACCTTCGATACTTAGCACAGAACCATCTTCTAGCTCAATGTCGCCATCTGCAACGGGGGTTAACGTTCCGTCCTCTGCGATTACCTCGGCAGTCGCTCCAACCTCGGCAGCGGGGGTCAATCTGATAGTTTCACCTGACACCGTTTTCACGTCTGCCATATCAACAGTAACCTCTTCGGGTGCATCTTCAAAGATTAATTTCTTAATCTCTGCGAGGTTCTCTTTTACTTTGGTTTTCAAATCCATTATTATTGTCCTTTAATTAGATATATCAATTTTATTTGCCCGTTCGGTTTTATTTTTCTGTCAACACTCTGACTATCCTATTTATCAGCTCTTCGTCTGCGATTCGTTCCGCGTATTCCTCAAAGATTCCCTCTACTGAAAAGCCTCTATACGTGCCGTCTTTAACCTTGTCCCATACTTCGTCATTCTCTACTTTAAATGAGCCGAACCATGAGCCGTTGGGTAACTCACTGAAACCTTCGGGTGTTTTCTTCTTGTCGTCAATTATGAACGACTCAAACATGAAAACACCGTCCACATCTTCGGAGTGCATAAGGTTAACCGCGTTCGTTCTGCCTTCCTTTGAGAACTTGTAAACGATGTTCCGAATAGTATCAGCATCAAATTGCACATAGTACTCTCCGAGCTGTTCATCCCTTCGATAAATGGGTAAGCCCGCAACCATTAACGGCCCTGTAACTACCCTTTTTTCTTCGTTCGCTTTGAACTTGTATGGGTTCTTGTCTGAGTTAAACGCCATCCATTGACGCTCAATAGCTGGATTGTCCACGAAGGATACTTTTTCAACGCGGGTCTCATCCTCTTCGTTGATTATCAGTTTGATTATTGGTAAGTTCATCCGAAAGTTATTTGTGATTCGATTTGATTTATGTTAGATTGGTTGCCTGTTATGTCTGTCTCCACAACAAACGCCTGAATAGGTGCTAACTGTGCTTGTGCTGCGTTGCCAATGTCCGTTCCGTCCGTTGTTACCTCTTCGCCTGTGGGTGCTGTTGAACTTGGTAGGCTTGGAACGTTCACTGTTGGAATAGTAGACGAAGGGCCTGGCACTTGTACACTGTTGAGTATAGCTGATGCCTGACCGATTGCGCCTAATACCGCTGCAACTCCAGCCGCTATACCCGCGATCATTTCCCACGGGCCTGTCGTTACTCCACTTGTTGCCGTCTTAATTGCTCCCGCTATTGCTACGGCTGTATCAATGGCTATTTGAGCAACCGCAAACGCTTTAGCCGCTGCCACATTATCCTCTGATTGTTGGCTGATTAAATTACCTATCTGCCCCAATGCGTTGCCGATGCTTGACGCTGCATTAATTCGGGCATTGGCCAAGTCAACCTCTGCATGTATGCTTGCGTCATGGCTTTCCTTTTCCTTGGCTAACCGTTCCGCGTTGTGCTTGTCGTGGATGGCTTGTACCTCCGCCCCGTTAACCTGTAACAAGGCTTTACGCAAATCGTGTTCAATCTGTGATTCGCCTGTAATCTTTTCGAGTTTTCGCGCAAAACGTTCATTTGCTTTGGCTACCTCTTGCTCTTCTTCATCCTCAATCAGTTGTATATTAGCGTCTGCCAGTTCCTTGCGTAACCGTAGCTCTTCGTCTGCTTGCTTTTTCATTTCATCCTCTTTAGCTTTGGATGATGCTGATTCTGCCGCTGCTATCTGTGCGTTGATGGTATTCAGCTCCCTTTGGAATTGTCGTTGAGTGTTGAGCCTTGTTGCCGTCTGTCTGTTTACCGCTGCAATTGCCTTGGCCTCTAAGTCTAGGTTTTCTTTGTTGGAACGGCTAAATGTATTCTCTAAGGTTTGAGCGTCTGCGCGTAGTTGTAGTACTTTGGTTTCTGCACTCAGTAGCCCGTCTTGTAATTCGATGGCCTCATTAATCGCGTCCTTTCTTTCTTGCGCTCCGAACTGATCTTCTTGCCTTGCTTTCAATCTCAACTCTGCTATTCTGCCCTCTAATTTAGAACGCTCCACAAGTAGGCTACGCTCTAATAAATCAGCCTCCGCTCTCATATCGGCAACCTTTGCGCCCTCCTTCGCCTCTTCGATAGTAACATCTATAAAGTCTTTTGTTGCATCAACTAACTCTTTCGTTTTGGCTGTTGCATCTTCAATCCCTAATGAAACCTTGACTAATGCATCCGTTGCGATTTGTCCAGCTTCGCCAAAGTCCCCCTTGAATAACGCCTGTACCGCTTTCGCAAGTTGTGGCACTAATTCAATTAAGCCATTAAACCTATTAACTACATTCTCTTTTATCAGTTCACCGAAAGCCCTTAAAGATTCCTGTGGATTCTCAAATGCTGCGATTACTTTTTCACCATAGTCTGCCAACAGGTCGCGAAGATTACCGACCACAACACCTATTTGCGCCATGATGCGGGCGTACTTATTCTGACCCTCTTCGCTGTCTGTAAAGGCCGCTTTAACCGCTGCAATAGTTACCGCTATGCCTGCCAACAATAGGCCGAGAGGTGTCATAATAAAGGCAATAGCTGCCTTGGTCATTCCCTTTATTCCTGATGCAAGGTTAGCCGCTGCACCTGTTGCCCCTCCCATTGAGGACGCCAACTCTTTACCGCTATCGCTCGCACCTTTGAAACCTTTATCTATATCCTTGGTGGTTTTCTTCGTGGTCTTGCCGACCTTATCAACCTCTTTGTTAAGGTCTTTAAAATCGTCAGTTAGTGCCTCGGTTGACTTCTCAGCCTTACCCGTATCTACCTCTACCTTAAATGCTACTTTCTTTGTTGCCATCTCAATTGTCTACTAAAAGAATTTCAAACTCTGCTCCAACCGCTCCTGTTCCAGTTGACATTTTCGCCATAAAACCGATGTCTGTCATCTGATATGCGCGTTTGTCCCGTCAGCGTAGATGCCTATTGCATCATATTGGGAGGTTAATGTCTGTGAGGCTGCACCGTCAATCGTTCCGCTAACTGATGTTATTGTCACCGCGTTTGCGCTGCCGTCTATTTTCTTTACGTTGATCCAAAAATTATCTGTCATTGTCATTGTGATTGCGATTGCTCCGCCTGATGCGTCAACCAATACCACCTCTCTATCGCTTGGCGTGTAGTCTATCGCTGTGCTGACCTCTGTCCAAGCCTTGGCCACTTTGCCGTCTATTATTGTAACGTTGCTCTCGGTAACGCTTTGGTCGCTTGAATTGATTATGTTGACATTGTGAAC